AACGCTTTGAGCGCCTCAATTTGAATGGGATAAAAATCGAGAAACGGATCCAGTTTGCTACCATGTACCCACGCACCCTCTACCATCGGGCGCTTGCCGTGACCCCTCTTCACATATGTGTCTTGGTACTTAGGATAATAGGCATTCGTAATCTCCACCCCCACCGACGCGCGGTTGGCTCGCGACGAGCCTGCGTGCCATGCACCATGTTGCATGTCTACCGATTGATAAATCGTTCCATCATTATCAATCATAAAATGCACAGAGATTCCGCGCTTATTTAAAACCTTAGCACAAGAATGAGAAGATAGGCATACATCCCAATGATTAACAAAATATCTAATTGTTCTTGTGGGCCTTCCCGTGTAGTCATAATACGTTCCTTCGTTTGCTTTTAGTCCATCTTCTTCCGACCACAATACTACCTTTTCCCATTCAATGGGAAAATAGCCTCCATTATATACGATGTAGTTGGAGTAGTTTTTGTGCTTTGGTTTGTGTTCATGAATCGTGGCCTGTCGTTCCGTCCAAATGCGACGGAAGGTCATCGGGCCGCATAGACCATCAACACTAAGGCCGCGTACGCGTTGCCACTTTTTAATTGCTCGTACGAGCTTATCATCAAAAAATCTTTCTCCGAACCAGGTGGGATCCCAACCTAATTTGGAACCCGATGCCTGATTATAAAAGTCTTTGTCCATTAATGTAGTTTCCTATAATTATAATATTCCAATAATATAATTATCTAGTATTACATTATATTGCTTTCCTTCGACCTGAAATTCTTCGATCATTGATTTATCAACGATTACCTTGCAATTTTTTTCTAATCTCTCATTAAATCTCACATCGGTGGCCCATCCCATCACGCAAGCGATAACGTAACGTTCTTCCGTGGGTTTAAAAGATTCAGGAAGAACAATTCCACTATCTGTTTGAGGAGGTGCAGATTTAGGTACTTGGATGTGGAGATAACGATTGACGGGCTTAAAATTTCTTTTATGCACCCTCTACCTCCTTCTGTATAAGTTTTTCTTGACGTTTGTATTCTTGTTCGGTCAAAAATATATCTTCTCGCGATTCGCATCGCCGACAATACATACAAAGATTGACATTGCCGCCCACAGCAGCGCGCACACTTACGGGCAGCCAGTAACATTCGTCCTGGATCTCACGACGACAACACGAACGCATGCGTCGTTTTTCCAGCAAGTAATTAAAATTACTCATTTTTTTCTCCTTAGAATAGGATACAAGTATCGTTAGTGCAGAACTTAGTTCCTTTACCGGCCTCGTTCGTTTCAATTTTTTGAATGGGGGTAATTTGGGTAATTAGTTCTTCATAAGTTTCTTTGCTAATGGGCTCATAGGGCGCCTGTTCATATCCTGTCTCTTCATAACGCAAAAAAGAAACCGCTTTCAGTCTTGTTTCGTATAGTTCTAATGCACTTTTAATTTGTTCTGCCTCTTGAGGTTTGAACGAAACTGTAATGGAAACTGAGTTGTCCGCCCAGTAGTGTTGATATTGGGCTGCAATTTCTAACTGTTCCCACATTGAAACGTCTCGTTTGCCTTTCTGGAAAAACGGTTCATGAACCGGAAAGTCCACCACCATCGTATTGGGAGAATACTTGTCTCGTTCTACATTATAACCTGCTTCTTTTAATTTGTCCACTAAATTTGAGGTAGTTGAGAATCGTATCCTGCGAATATAATATTCATCCTCCGGGAAATGTATTCCTGGTGTAGAGCCATTCAAGAGGGAGACTGTTCCAGAAGGCTTAATGCTGGTAACCCGCACCGAACGCGGAATGCACAGCCAATTAGAATAATGTTTGTCTAACTCAACGATATGATCGTAGGCGCTGTCACACCATTCATACATTGTGCGGCGTCCATGTTTGTTAAACGCCTGAACAACTCCCGATTGAGATAAGCCGATGCGTCGATTCTTAAGCATCATGGCATTTGTCTCTGGCCAATGCGTGTTGACGAGGGTTACGGTCTTCCCATAGAGATACGCAATCTTTAATGTCTTTAAATAATCCTCATAAGTTTCATGTTTAGCCGGATAAGTTTCCACAAGGCAACACAACTCTGCGTCTTCTAATTGTTGTTCGACACAGGGGTTAAAGCCTGCTACATTAATGTCATCATAACGCGGTGGATCCTTAAAGCGTCCACGAGTGCGGGCATTCTCTAGCCAAATATACCCAGGCTCACCATTGCTTTGGCTTTGCTGGGCATGCCACGTATAGTCCATCCCCACTTCCGCAACAAACGAATTATTAGATCCCCAGCGATGGTGGTATAATTTTTCTTCATCATTCTTCATAGTTAAATATTGTCTATCGTCTGCGCTACCCATCGCCAGTGCCGCGGAGCGGCGCACGTTACCCGCCACCACACACCGTCCAATAAGATTTTCTGTGTCTACAATATCAGTAGAGGTAATAGTATGGCCAATCTTCGGCATATAAAGCTTTACCAATTCATCATGTAGCTCTTTCAATGGTGCGAAGCCGCTCGATGTACCACCAAATCCCTTAATGGGTGCCCCTAGGGGACGAATTTCAGAGTAATCAAATTTAGGAACGTCCGAGCCAAAAAAGAACCCGTTTAATAAAACCTCCACGGACTTTACCCATCCTTCTCTGCTGTCCGGGATCACATAAGTGTCTTCGGACCACGATGGACTTTTAATATTGAGAGTGCTAGCGCCTTTAGTGTCAAACCCAACCCCTACGCCCACCATCAGCGCGTCCATAATCCAGGCAAAGAGATATCCGCCCTTAGTTGCAATATCACGGGTAGTTCTAAAACCACAGTTAAACAGCCCAGCGCCCGTTCTTTCTTCCACAAATTTAGTGCCCATCATCCATAGTCCACGACCGGGGGGCGTCCATTTTAAATTAAACAAACGATCATAGGCGTCTTTGGCGGTACGTTGTGCCTTTGCATCATTCCACTCTAGCCCCAATAAAAATACATGTTGCTTTTGAATATTAAACATGCCTTCAATCACACGCCGACAGGTATGATGCCATTCTTCGGTACCAGTAGCATCAGCAATGCTTTCATTCAAACGTCGTGAGTATGTACGCTTAAACGTAATATATCCTAACGGACCCCACGGCACTTCTAGATCCTTATATTGATCAATAAAGGTTTCTGATAATTTAAATCTACGAATATTTTCTAATGTGCGCATTATTTTCTCCTTAGTTTNCTATACTTTTTAATTAATAAATCTCGTTGACCGGTGCTGGTTAAAGGTGGNATACCCGCTACCGCTTCTTGGGCGTATTGAGCACTTGTTTTTTGTATCACTTTAATATTAACACAGCTTGTATCCATCTGGATAGGGAACACTATTCCATCGGGGCCATTTCTATTCTTTGCAATAAAAATCTTTCCTTCATTCTTTTGTTTATCCTGAATGGTTCGGGAAACTGAAAAGATAAAGTCCGCTACGAAACATTTATTAAAGGCCTCGGAAATCTGTTCGAGAGTAATGACTTCTGCGTTCAATCCCGAACGATTAGTTTGGGAAGCTGTCCAAATAGGACATTGAAACTCTGTGGATAGAGATCGAAGTTCTTCATAGATGGATTCCAACTCATTTCGTTTTTCTTTTCTCGCCATCAATGGCTTAAGCAAATCTCCATAATCTACAATCACCACATCGGGGTGTATTCCTCGTTTTACCAAGCGTGAAAGATGAGCGCGAATAGTATTGGGAGTAGCTGACTTAGTGGGGTATTCTTTTATGATAAGTTTCCCTTCTACCTCTTTGATTTTCTCATAAACCTCTTCTTTGAAATTAATAATATCGGAAAGCGGATAGCCGGTTAAACAGCTATCATAACGAGTAGCTATAACAGTAGCCTGTAATTCTAAGGTATAATGAATAACTGTTTTCCCTTTTTTAAGTGCCTGTGTTCCTAAATGAACCAATACCATTGACTTGCCTGCACCGGTTGGTGCAATAACAACCCCCAATTCACTTTTGCCTAACCCACCACCGCATAAATTATCAATTTCCTGCCATCCTGTAGTAAGAGGATTGCGATGTTTAGGGACAAATCTTTCTTCGAAGTCTACAAAATAATCATAACCAAAATTGTTCTCAGAGCCGAGTCTCAAAGCATCATTAATGACCTTGGAGATTTCATCAAACGAACAACTCTGCAGCAGATTAACCGACTTCATCATCGCTTCTTTCAGGTTCTGCTTCTTACAAAAATCCAAAGATGCTTCTTTAATATAATCTATATCGGTGAGTTCTTTTTTATGGATTCTCGCGAAGTAGTCCCTCACTTGTTTTTGGGCTACTTGGTCTTCATTTTCTAAATCCGTACGGAGAATAGTAATCACTGCTTCCACAGACGGATGCTGTTGATACTTGGCCCTATATTCCACAATTTTTTTGACGAAAATTTTGAGGTACTCCAGTTCTAGAAAACTAATATCTAAAACCTCTGTGATCTGATCCGCGAAGGGACGATCCTCAAAAATAAGTTGCACTAATCCCTCTTGGAAGGCCTTCCCATACCTTCCAAAGTTCATCTGTTCAGCGAGCATCTAACCCCTCTTTGTTTTGTATAATAATTATCATGGCGACCTCCTTAATGCCAATAAGAATTTAACTTTATTTACTTGTCTCGTCAAGATATTGTCTGTCAATCTTGTTGAGGTGTGTCTTAAGATCTAGCCAATTTAACTCTCCAAATCCGTCATCCCTCATCAGTTTGATGATGGCTGTTTTATTAAAATTAGATTCAAACTTTTCTACCGATTCCTTCACTTTTATTTTTGACTGAACTGACATTTGAGGCGCATAGAGTTGCATCATTTTATAGTTGTGTTCGATGAGTCCTTTGTTCTCTACGATACTATCATAAAATTTTAATCTTGTCTCCTCTACATTCTCACAATGCTCAATAACTTCGTCAATCGTATATGTTTTATCTTCTCCTAGGAAGCCTAACTTCTTTCCCACTGTTTTAAACCCCACCCCTCTAACACCGGGCAAATTATCGGACACATCTCCAATGATGGCTCGTGCGAGTGCCATGTTGGTGGGGTGTACTCCAGTTTGTTCAACGATTCTCTTAGTGTTTAAGAATTCATTTTTAGTAGGACGCCACAAGACTGTTTCGCCATCACAAATCTGCATGAAATCTCGATCATTAGAAACGATAATCTTTTGCCAGCCTTTATAGTAGGAAAGACTAGCGATATAGGAAATAATATCATCGGCTTCCACCTCCGGGATCATGGCTTGAACGATGGGCATTTGATTGAGATATTCAATGATGCGCGTCTGCTGCCAAATCTTATTCCTAAGCTCTTCATCCTCCGTCAAATTATGGAACGCACGATTTAAACGCAAAGGCTTG